CAATCTATAAGAGGAACAACTACTTCAACAACCAGCACTGCAACATCTACAATTGATATTGGTGGAAACTATACTCCAGGTGACGTGGTTGTTAAAGGAGTCACTGATTTAGATTGGGATGATAAGATTTTATTAGATGATAATGGAAATCCTGTATATAATGATGAGACTGGTGAAGTAACAGTTGTTGATGGTGGTGGTGCTCAGATTGTAATCACATATGCTGATACAAGTGATACTATAGTTGCTGGTCAATCCAATAATGTATCAGTTGTTCAACAGATCTCGACAAACTATGATCAGGATGCTGATGCTAATACTGGTGTAAATGTTTACTCACCTATTACTCCAGCTGAATTAGCACATTATGATTATTCAGGTGCAACTAACCCAAATAACCCAACATTGGTAGTTAATGATGGTGTTGCATCAATGGTTACGAATAGTATTGCTTCTGGTGCAAATGCTTCAGGACCAACTCAAGATGAACAGATAAGTGATATCACTTCTGGTCTTTATGTTAAGTATTTGGGTAGAAGAGCAGATTCTACAGGACAAGCGTATTGGGAAAAGGATATTAAAAATCTAGTTGCAGGTGGTATGAGTTTAAATGATGCGGTTGCTACGACTGAAAATGCATTTAAAACTCACCCAGATGTTGTGGCAACTGGTGTAGATGCAAGTGCTGCAAAAGGACTTCCTGAAGGTATAACTTTATCATCTCTTGCTATTGAAGGTGCTTCATTAATTCAATATGGTGGTGAAGCTGGTATTAATTACACCGATGAAGCAATTGGTGGTAATTATGAAGGTGACTTTGTATTGACTGATGAAATAAAAAATAATGCAATCTATCATGGATTGAAAACACAAATTGTAGGTGCAACAGCAACATACAATTCTACAACAGGTCAGTTGGAGATAGCAGATGTTAATGATGAACTGAATGCTGCTTTTGCGGCAGTTTCGAGTGGTTCTATAACATTTGAAGAAGCAAAGAATAATCTTTTGAGTATTGCAGCAACTGCTGATGGAACTACTGCTGCTATTTGTGGTGATGATCCACTTGCACAATCATTCTATGTAAACCAACCTGAAGGTATCTTTGTTACAAGTATAGATGTCTTCTTTGGAAGTAAGGATGAAACTTTACCAGTGGTTGTTCAGTTACGTCCAATGCAACTTGGATTACCTACAGAGAAAATTTATCCTTTCTCTGAAGTAGTAGTTGATCCACAATATGTTTATGTTTCTGAAGATGCTTCAGTTGCGACACGAATAACATTTGATGGTCCTGTTTACTTGGCTGGTGGTGAATATCATTCTGTAGTTCTACTATCTGCAAGTAATAATTATACAGCATGGATATCTAGAATGGGTGAGTCAGATATTACATCTGCTACCAATCCAGAACTTGATGAAATTGTTATTTCAGAGCAACCATTACTAGGATCTTTATTCAAGTCTCAGAATGGTTCTACTTGGAATCCAAGTCAATATGAAGATCTTAAGTTTACTCTTTTCAAAGCAGTATTCTCACCATTCTCAGGAAGTGTTAATTTCACTAACCCACTATTAAATGTAGGAACAGAACAAATTCCTGCACTAAATCCAAATGCTTTTGAAATTGATTCAAATAGAATTAGAGTTGGTTTAGGAACAACTGTAGTACAAGATGATTTAACTCTTGGTAATACTATTAGTCAGTTGGGTAGTAATGCAACTGGTAATTATGTTGGATCTGCTGGTAGTGCTTTCGGTCTTATGTCTATTACCAACTCTGGTATTGGATACACAGGAAATCAAACATACAATGGAGTTAGCTTAACTAACATAACTGGAACTGGTTCAAATGCAACTGCTAATATTAGTATCCAAAATGGAGTTGCAATAGCAGCAACAATTGGTGCTGGTGGAACTGGTTATTCTATAGGAGATGTTGTTACTCCTATTCAAATTGGTAGTAATAATTTGGGAACCAATATGAGATTATCTATCGGTGATATTCGTGGAGTTAATGAATTAATCATCGATAACGTACAGGGTTCCTTTGTTGCTGGTGTTGGTAAGACAATTCAATTTGTCAACAATGCTGGTGTTACAAGTTCTCTTAACAGTGGTATTGGTGGTAATGTTTTACTATCTTCTGCTCCTACAGTTGTTACTGATGGACTTCATATCAAGGTCAATCAGAATAACCACGGAATGTATTCTACTCAGAATACAGTAACAATTAATAATGCTAAGTCTGATATAGCTTTAACAAAACTATCTGCTGATTATAGCAATTCTGATACTGGAACTATTACTATAGATGATGGATCTGCATTCGGAACATTTGAAGGAGTTGGAGTTGGTACAACAACACTTGGTTATGCAAGAATAGGAAAAGAAATATTCAGTTACTCAGGAGCAACTGCTACTACTCTTACTGGAATTACAACTAGAGGAGTAGATGGAACATTATCAGTCAATCACTATTCTGGTGATACTGTTGAAAAATATGAATTGAATGGTATATCTTTAAGAAGAATTAATACCAATCACAATCTTGCTGATGCAACTGTTACAGATCCTATTGGTCTTGATTACTATACAATCAAGATTGATACTTCTAAGAATGGTGTAGATAGATCTGCAAGCACAAGTCTTCCACAACTCCACTTCAATGAAACGAAGTCAACTGGTGGAAAGGGTATACTTCCTACTGAGAATATACCTTTTGAGATTGTAACCCCTATCGTTGAGAATATTACTCCTGTTGGAACCAACTTAACTGCTAAGATTAGAACTGTAAGTGGTAAGAGTATTGATGGAACAGAAGTTCCATTCCAAGATCAAGGATTTGAGGATATTAGTTTGATATCTGACAACTATATGGATTCTCCTAGAATAGTTGCTTCACGTATAAATGAAACTACATCATTATCTGGATTGCCTCAGAATAAGTCATTTACTCTTTCTTTGGATATGACAACTAATAATCCAAACCTTTCACCGATAGTTGATTTGGATAGAATTGCTGTTATTCTAACATCGAATAGAGTTGATAATCCAATCACTGATTACTCAAGTGATCCTAGAACATCCACAGTTGTAGATGATCCAAACTCTTTTGTTTATGCATCTAAACCTGTTACTCTAGAAACTCCAGCAACTTCAATTAAAATCTATATGACTGGACATATAAATGTCTTTAGTGATATCAGAGCATTCTATGCAATATCAAATGATCCTGATCAGGAATTGATTTATAATCCTTTCCCTGGTTATACTAACCTACTACCATCAGGTGAAATTATTGATCCTAATAAGAATAATGGATTGCCCGATAAGGCACTTCCTAAGACTGATAAATTAGCATATACTAGTTCTCAGGTTGTTTATAAAGATTATGAATATACTATTGATAATCTTGCAAGTTTCAGATACTTCAGTATCAAGCTTGTAGGAACATCTACAAATGCTGCTCAACCACCTAGAGTTAAAGATCTCAGGGTTATATCACTAGCATAATATGAAACATGTAAACGTCAAGGGTCATGTTGGTTTGGTACGTGAAAAGGATAGTACTGCTATCCTTAATGTAGACTCTAATGAATATGAGAAGTATATTTCTCAACGTCAAAATAGATTGAAGAGTCGAGAAAAAATGGATAATGTTGAACGTGAATTAGCTTCATTAAAGGATGATATTAATGAAATCAAATTTCTACTGAAGGCACTAACAAATGGCTAAAAATACAATTACTTTTGATCCCACTTCTGGGGTTGCTTATGGAGTAAATCTTACTTTAAATGCTGGAGCAACATTTAAAAGTGATTATTCTGTTGTTAATGTTTCTGGTGGTGCATGGGATTTTTCTACTGCAAATGCAGTTGGAATAGCAACTACTACTGGATGGACTGGTTCTGCACAACTTGCTAAGAGTGTAGCAATTGGATCTTCTGCATATGCACTGAAGACTTTTAATGTTGGGTTTACGAGTGCAGCAGGTGGAGATTTTAGTATATCTTTAGGTTCAACAGATACTAATAATATACCAGAAGGTAGATATGTGTATGATGTTTTAGTGAGTTCTGGTGCAACAACTTATAAAATAATCTCTGGAAATGTGTTAGTGATTGCAGGTATATCATCGGCTCCACTAACATACTAAATACAATTGAAAGAACTACTCATAGATAAATGGCGCAACCAAAGACACGAGGAGAGTTAATTGATTATTGTAAGAGAAAACTTGGTGCGCCTGTATTAGAAGTAAACGTAGCAGAAGAACAGATAGAAGATCTTATAGATGATGCCGTTCAGTATTTTCAAGAAAGGCATTTTGATGGTGTGTATCAAACTTATATGAAGTATAAGATTACACAGGATGATATTGATAGAGGTAAAGCTAGAGGAGGTGATGATAATCCAGTTGGAATTGTAACAACAACTGTAGATGTGCCAGTCGGTATTACTACTCAATTTAATTTTGAAGAAAACAGTAACTACTTACCGATGCCTCCAGAGGTAATTGGTGTGACTAAGATATTTCATTTTGATGGAACAAATACTATCACTAACAATATGTTTAGTGTTAAGTATCAAATGTTCTTAAATGATATTTACTATTGGGGTTCTACAGAACTTTTATCTTATGCTATGGTCAAAACATATCTTCAGGATATTGAATTTATGCTTACAACTGAAAAGCAAATAAGATTTAACAAGAGACAAGATAGATTGTATATGGATATTGATTGGGGGAGTATGAGTGTTGGTGATTGGATTATTGTAGATTGTTTCCGATTACTCAATCCTTCAGAATATCCTAGAGTATGGAATGATTCTTTCTTAAAACCATATGCTACTGCTTTAATCAAAAAACAATGGGGTCAGAATCTCATTAAATTCCAAGGTGTTAAATTACCTGGTGGAGTAGAATTAAATGGTCGTGAGATATATGAAGATGCTCAGAAAGACTTAGAGAAGATACTAGAAAATATGTCCAATACTTATGAGCTTCCACCATTAGACATGATAGGTTAGTATAATGGTTCTTAATCCATATTTCCAACAAGGAGCTAGATCTGAACAGAATCTAGTTCAAGATCTAGTAAACGAACAACTTCGTATGTACGGAGTTGAGGTCTATTATATCCCTAGAACCTACGTTTCAAGCAATACAGTGATCACTGAGGTCATTGAGTCTAAGTTTGAAAATGCCATCCCTCTAGAGGCATACGTGGACACCTACGATGGTTATGAGGGTCAAGGTGTATTGATGTCAAAGTTTGGAGTACAGGGATTACATGACTTAGGATTGATAATATCTAAAGATAGGTTTGAAAACTATATCACTCCATTGATAAAGAACATACCAAATATAAAATTAGCATCTAGACCAAAGGAAGGAGATCTAATTTGGTTCCCTCTTGGTGATAGGTTATTCGAGATTAAATTTGTTGAGCATGAGAAACCATTCTACCAACTTCAGAAGAATTATGTCTATGAGTTGAGATGTGAACTCTTCCGTTACGAGGATGAGGTTGTTGATACAGGTATCGATACTGTAGATGATAATGTTCAGGAGTTTGGTTATATCGAAACTCTACAACTCATTGGATCTGGATCTACTGCAACTGCAACTGTCATTGGAGTTCATGATGGTGGTGTAAGATCAATTTATATTTCTGATAGAGGTCACAATTATTTGAATGTACCAAGAGTTGCTATTTCATCTGCACCTTCTAGTGGTATAACTGCTGTAGGATTTGCAACAATGATATCTAATATTGTTGATTGTGATGGTACGACATCAGGTAAAGTACAAAGTGTAGATTTGGTCAATCCAGGTTCTGGATATACAGTTGCACCAGCTATTGCTTTCCACGGTGGTGGAGGGGTAGGAGCAGCAGCTACATCTGGTATTGCTGATGGTGTTATTGGTATCGTTACTATAAGCAGTGGTGGTTCTGGTTACTCTACAGTGCCTACAATAACTATCAGTAACAACCCAACAGGAATCAATACAGCAGTAGCAATTGCATACCTCAATACAGTTGGTATTGTTACTCAGATTGGTATTAGAGATGCTGGTGTTGGATACACAGTAGCACCTACTGTTACTATATCTTCTCCTTATATGGGCAACCAAGGAGACTATATATTCAATGAGACTGTAACTGGATCTCAGAGTGGTACGACTGCAAGAGTTAAGTCTTGGGATTCAACCACAAATGAATTAGAGGTATCTATTGCTAATGGAACATTTGTTAATGGTGAGATACTCACTGGTGATGAATCAGGAGCAACTCATCAATATAGGAAGGTTACTGAAGAGTTTTCTAATGATGGGTTTGCAAAAAATAATGAAATTGAAACAGCAGCAGATTCAATAATTGACTTCTCCCAAACTAACCCATTCGGGATGCCCTAAATATTTTATCAGGTAGTACACCGAGCTTTACCAATGTTTGAATATTTTTATCACGAAATAATGCGAAGGACCATTATTGGGTTCGGTTCGTTATTTAATAATATTAAAATTGAGCACGCTAATGAAACTGATACAACTGTAAGCACGTTGAAAGTTCCTCTTGCTTATAGTCCAACTCAGAAGTTTTTAGCACGCTTAGAGCAACAAGCAGATCTAAGTAAATCTGTTCAGATTACTTTACCCAGAATGTCATTTGAGATGACAGGGTTAAATTATGATCCTAGTAGAAAATCTACAACTACCCAAACATTTTTAAGTCCAGTTAAGTCTGACAAGAAAAAGATAGCAAAGACATATTTACCAGTACCATATAATCTAGATTTTGAACTTAGTGTTTTTACTAAGTTGAATGATGACATGCTTCAGATTGTAGAGCAGATACTTCCATATTTTCAACCAGCATATACGATGACAGTAGATTTAGTTTCTACTATCGGAGAACAAAGAGATATTCCTATTGTACTTACTTCAATTACAACTAGTGATGATTATGAGGGTGACTTCTCTACAAGGAGAGCACTTATCTATACAATGAGATTCACTGCTAAGACTTACTTCTACGGTCCTGTTCAAACAGATACTGCAAAAGATATTATCAAGAAGGTTACTGTTGGATATGTTGCTGGTGGTAGAACTCCTACACCATCTAGAGAGATGACTTATAGTGTCACTCCAAGAGCAACTAGAGCATATGGAGACACTCCTGTAACAACAATAGCAGAAGATGTAGATGCTACAGAAACAATTATAACTGTTGCTGATGCTTCTGGTATTACCAAAGACAGTTACATATATATTGATACTGAAGAGATTTATGTAGAGTCTATACAGAATAATGATCTTACCGTCAGAAGGGGTGAAGATGGTTCTACTGCTGCTATTCACGTTCTCGGCACAGGAGTTAAGAATATAACTGCTGCTGATAATGAACTTATAGAGTTTGGTGATAACTTTGGATTCGATGGGTTCTAATTATGAAAAAGAACTTTGATAAATTAAATGACGCATTTGATGTTGAAGCTGAAGAAGTTTCGACTGAAATTGAGGTGAAAAAAGAAAAGAAGACTGTACCAGTTAAAGTAGAAAAGGATGATATTGCAAGAGACTATGAGTATACTCGTGGCAATCTTTATAGTATAATAGAGAAAGGTCAAGAAGCTATTGATGGTATTCTTGAACTTGCACAAGACAGTGAAATGCCAAGAGCATATGAAGTTGCTGGACAACTCATCAAGAGTGTTTCTGATGCCACTGATAAGTTGATGGATCTTCAGAAAAAACTCAAAGATGTGGAAGAGGAATCTACTAGAAAACCAACAACCGTTAATAATGCATTGTTTGTAGGATCTACTGCTGATCTTGCAAAACTTCTCAAACAGAATGGAGACAAATGACCGAAGATCTAAACGAGTTTTTTTCATCTATCGGTAAAGCTAAGAAAGAGAAAGAAGAGGAATTTAAATCTCTTGTTGGAGAAGATCCTCTTGCTTCTGTTTTCAAGGAAGTTTCTGATGTCAAGAAAAAGTTTATAGAATCTAAAAAGGAAGACGAGAAGAAGAAAAAGATAGAGGAAGATAAAATAAAAACAGTTGTGGGTGATAATCCATTAGAGTCTGTATCATTCTTTACTCAGGTTTCAGATCTTAAAAAGGAACAGAAGGAAGATAGGGAAAATAAAAAGAAAAAAATTGCAGAAGAGAAAAGAAGAATAGAAGCAGAAGAGAAAAGAAAGATTGAAGAAGAGAAGCAGAAAAAAATAAAAGAAGAAGCACAGGTACAGTACAAGCAAGAAAAGGAAAAAAGACAAATAGCAGCACTAGAGGATTGGTTGAAACCACCTACTCTAGAAATTCAGGATGCTAATGGTAATGCTTCTTTTGAAGTTACTAATATAATTGAACCAGAACCATTAAAACCAACTGAAAATAATATTCCTTATGAGGAAATAAAAGAAGAAAAAGATGCTGTTGATCAGGCACTGGAAGTTCTTGGAACACTTAAGACTAAAGAAGAAATTCGTGAGAATGTTGATGATCCTGATATTAAAAAGATACGTCATGAACTAGAGTATCTTAAGAATCTAATTAGTGCTCAAGGTGGTGGTGGAGAAACACGACTTCAGTATCTTGATGATATTGTTGGAGTTGCTACAAACCTCAATGAATATGATGGAAAGTTTCTTAAAGTAGATGTAAGTACTTACGGTCAGAAATTTAGGTTTGCTGAAGTTGAGTCAGCAGGTGTTGGTGGAACATGGAAAGTTGATAGTGTAGGTATTCATACTACCAAGAATATTGGTGTTGGTGCAGAAGCAGTATCAAACAAAAAGTTATTTGTTCAGGGTGATGCAGAGATAACAGGTAATCTTTCTGTAGCAGGAACTATAACCAAACAGGATATTACCAACCTTGATTCTATCGGTATTATCACTGGTAGAAAAGATTTACAAATTCAAGGTAACTCAACATTATTGGGAATCACTACTATTGGTAGTAATAATGTTGGTTCTGGAGCAACGGTACTCTTAGTTAAGGGTGATGCTCGTATCACTGGAATACTTACTGTTGGTGAATCTTCAATTACTATTGATGGTGATGCAGAACAGGTTAGTGTTGGTATTGTTACCATTACTAATACAGCAGTTAATGTTGGTGAAAATGTAACTATCAACTCTACTGCATCAGGTATTAACTCTGCACCCAATGTTCTTTATGTTGCAAAGGATGGTCTAGATACAAATAATGGCACATCGATTGATAATGCGTTTTTAACTATTGCTGCTGCTGTTGGTATTGCACAATCAGGAACTACTATTAAAGTAATGTCTGGTAATTATGTTGAGATGAATCCTATAGAAGTTCCAGCATTTGTTTCTATTGTGGGAGATGATCAAAGATCTGTTAAGGTACTTCCGAATACAACAGATAAAGATTTATTCCATGTAAGGAAAGGTGATAAATTAGCAAACATGACTTTTAGTGGACATCTATTCCCCGCTGCTGCTGTGGGTTTCCCCACCACTGAGATTGCAGAAAATGTGGGTGGTGGTAAGTGGAAAGGACCATATATTCAGAACTGTACAAGTGATACAACAACAGGAACTGGTATTCGTATAGACGGATCTCAGGCAAGACTTCTTAAGGCAATGAACGTTGATTCATTCACCCAGTATAATCAGGGTGGTGTTGGTGTTGCTG